AGATGTCAGGCTCATTTCCATGCGTGATAGCATCGACTACATCATCAGAGGGTGCGGGGGGCTTGCTGTTTTGCTGTGATTTTTTCGTCTGCAACATTTTTAACGCTTGATCGTAAACGGCTTGAGTCATTGACCCAACGCTGTCGACTTCGTAATGAGCTAGAAATGCCCGTAAATCAGCATTTGTATCTTTCAATAACTTATTGATCTCATCCTTTTGCTGGCTGGTCAAAGTAAAAAAATTACCCTGCTCCAGCATATCTGCGTCATCTCGCTCACCAGAGTTGATTTTGAAGATTGTTCGCATAGCAATTTTTTCAAGATACGACAGAGCGATTCCTGATGATTGCGCTCCGACGAACGGAAGAGTGATTGATCTGCGAATCGGAAAATTCCAAGTCGCCCCATCCTTATGAATAATCGTGAACTGATAGACGGCACGATAAAGTTTTTTATCTTCACTAAGACTGCTTTCTAACTCGTCAGGGATAATTAAAATCCCTGCATCGTTCATCAGTGGACGCATTTTCTCGTAGTATTTGTCAATTGACACATACTTATACTTAGAAAAATCGTTGGTTGAGTCATAGCCTAACGTGCCAATTTGCGTTTGCACTTGGAACAGTGCATTGGCGATTACTTTTGGGCATTCGCTTGATTTTTGAGTAGTCATGTTTATTTCTCCTGTTACATAACAAGAGTATTAAACATCATTTGAGTGGATAAAAAAAGCGTTTTATGATTATTTATGTCATTAATTCAAAATGTGGGGCATCGATGAATGGCCTCCGTCCTTCTCCCCGTCTGGTGTCGATGTAATCGTTCATAGCGGCTTCCATCGTACCCGTCCATCCTCGCAGATCAGAAATGTGCCATGCGGCTCCCCATCGGATGTCTACGCCTTCTTCAGTGGCGGCTTGTTGCATGGCTTCAGCAATGTTGTCGTAGACGTTAAGTTCCCATGATCCTCGACCGCCTATGTAGGCCATGAGATCGACTGCCAAGCCGTCTAGGTGTTTTGACTTCATCGTCTTGCTCGCGCCTTTTTCCACCAAGGCTTTTTTTTCTTCTTCTGTGCGTGGACCCTGAATGACCCCGAAATCTTTATCAGTAATTTGAATGGCTCTTGATACAATCTTAACCAGCCGTTCATCTACACCTTGTAATCGATCTAGCGACCGTTGACTTAGTTCAAACATCTTTCTTTTTCCTCGCAGAACCAACGGACTCTGCCAAGCCTCCACCAAAATAGAATCCCGCAATCAGAAGCATGACGTAGTTGATTTGAAACTGCTCCATCACCTCAGAAACAGCAGATGGATCGCCCTTTCCGGTCAGTGTCATCACAAGAACTAAGATAAAACACGATACATAAGTGAGGCCAAACATTAAGGCAAGATACCGCTGGGCTACCTTGAATGGGGCATATGAGTTCATTAAGGCTACTTTGGCTTGTGTCTTCGCTTCAATCGACTCAGTTTCAGAAGTATGCATGTCGTCAATCAGATCCATGCCTTTCTTGATGACCGACTCACTACCCAGTATTTTTCCTAACGCACCTAGAATCATAATCACCTCAGTATTTTAGTGTTTTTCGCATTAACCCATTCGGGTATGCAATACGCCTGTACTTTACGTTTTGTCCAATAGTTGTATCGTGTACGACTCACCCGATCTGCAAAATAGTTGCACCGATTGATGGAGTAAAAATACGCCTTCTTGTCGGGAATGACCGTTCCGTCTGCTGTCATCACGATCAAGGCGAAAACGTAGATCATTTGTCACTTTTTTCTTGCTTCTTCGCTTGATAGGCTCCTGCGGCAAAAAATGAAGCCACAAGGCCAGCCACCGCTATAAAGTACGTCCCAGCGATATCAGCAATGAGTTCAGCCGCTTTATCAAGTCCGAACAGACTACATAGAAAAATACCAGCGGGATAGCACAATAAACCTGCCAGCGCATACCATGCCATCGCCCTGACTGATCTCTGCTTGTCATTATCCAGCATTTGACGACGACGATCCTCAATCTCAATAACCAATAACTCATTTGGATCGAGAGTGCCATTTTGATTCGTATCATATTTTTTCAAATAGCTCATAGAGCTTGCCATTCAAATTCATCAACCGGGACGCAAACCACATTATAGTTTTTGATCGGCTTACCAATCTTTTGAATCATTTCTTCTCCAGCGTACAAACATTTGATGTGCGTGGGATGTATCTCTAAAATCCTGAAATAAAACGTCATGTCAGAGAAAAAAATACCCATCAGCACCCAAGACATAACAGCCTCCTCATGCTGGCCTCATAGTAGAGAGCGAATATATAAAACCACCGACCGCGACCAATCCCAACAAACAAACAAATACAATAACCACAGACTTAGCGATATCAGCGTTTCTCTTCTGCTTCGCAATCTTCGCTTTCTTTTGTGCTTCCAGTGCTTCATCTCGATTACGTTTGGCTTCTGCCGCATATTTCAGGAAGTCTTGGTAAAGGTTTGCTCTCCCCTGATAAATCAGCATGGTCTTTAGCTCTTCCTCGCGTTGGCGTAATTTTTCGAGGTGGAGAAAATTTTCAAGATCGGAGCCAGTCGATTGCGAACTGCCTGATTTTTTCTGGATTTCTGCCTTGGCGTCAAAATACTTGCCGAGTTGCTCGGCACAATCAGTGATGTCTTTGCCATTCTTCAGTAGCTCTTTTACCGCACCAATCGCGGTGTTTGCGGTTTGGACTACTGCAATGGCTTCAAAGATCATAACTGAAGCACGAGACTCACTAATAAAAGTAAACTTGCACCAGCCGTGGAAATTACGACGATTTCCAACCGTTGTAACCTGCTTCGTAGCATTTCGTAACGCTCTGCACAAACTGCCTCGTGCGTGGTAAGATTTGCCTTCACTTTTTCTATTTGAGAATGCGCTGAAGCTACAGTTCTGTTATCCATTTAGATTTCCTCCGGCCAATCGTTGATCGGTGCATTGCCTGTTGGATTGCCATCAGCGTCTACGGGAACGTCATACAAAGCCATGAACGCCGCATGGTCTGACGAATTGGTTATCGCAGTTTCGATAGCTCCTGACGCAGTGCGGACAGCCGTTCTGTAATCTGTAACGGAACTTGGTATCGCCGTTCCCGCCTCTGCCTTTCTCGTGACCATCCAATCAGTTTGGCTAAGTTTATCGCTCGCTGTTCTTTTAACTTGCTGGATGGCGTTGTACTTGAGTCCTCTGGTGATGATTTGATTTCCTTTTTCATCGAGAATAGGGTTTCCATCATCATCAACCTCGTTGATGTCTATAAGCGATCGCTCAATCAGAGATGTCTCATCAGCATTCCATCCCCAGTAAAATTTGTTATCCCAAGACTTAGGATCAGCTTGATAAGTCAATCCTGCCGCTTGTTTTTCTTCATCCGTCCATCGCGCCCATGTTTGCGGGTGAGTGACTCCATTAGAGTCTTTCCACGATTTACCTTCGCGGATAACTATATCGCCTAATTTCCACATTATGTGTTACCTCGCATTACTGAATTTTGTGGGTTGATCCGCAAACGCCATGTAGATGTGCGTATCGCCCGATCTGTTGACGCTTGTATCTGTTCCACGAATTTTGAAACCATTGCTCAAAAAATCCAATCCACGACTTGATGCCGTCCCTTCTGCACTGCTCAGGTTTGCATATACTGGATTTTCAACTTGGTTGTCAGCGTCTCTCTTGTCATCAAACATCGGCCATATTTCAGCAAAGTCAGCGTTCTTAATCAAAACAAAAGCAGGTCTAAACCCTGTGTACACAAATGGGCCATCTGCATTACCGTTGCCAGTGTGTGAGCCAAACTTTGAGAAGCCTTCAACGCTGTGGAAGCAGTAGGCGATGTAGTCTGTTGATGAAGCATTTACGTTAGCTGATCCAAAGTTTACTGTGAATACAGATGTTGTCGGTGCTGTGTTGTTAAACCCATCTGTTGTTGCTGATGCGGCTGTTGTATTCAGATGCAAGCGATTAGTAGCACC